ATAACCAAGACAGGTATCTTATTTTATGGGGCGGCAGAGGGTCATCAAAAACCGATTTCATTGCCAAAAAGTTAATATTTCAATGTATTAGCTCAAAATATTTTCGCCATATTTTGATACGGAATAATTACAACTCGATCAAAGATAGCCAGTACCAGACTATTAAAGATATAATTTTTGACTTAAGGCTTGAAAGTCTTTTTAATTTTAGAGTGCAGCCGTTTGAGATTGAATGTACGCTCAACGGAAACAAGTTTATCGCGCGCGGGTGCGACGACACTACTAAACTCAAATCAGTAAAGGATCCGACTGGCGCATGGTACGAAGAAGACATACCATCAGAAGCGGACTTTATAACTATTACGACATCGATTAGAACAGGTAAAGCTGACTACCTTCAAGAAATATTTACAATTAACCCTGAAGTAGAAGGTAACTATGAAGACAACTGGTTTTGGCAAAGATTCTTTAAGGGTAAAGTAGAAAAGAACTTTTCAGATAAGTTTACTATAGACATTGATAGCAAGCCAGTTGACGTAACATACACCTCCCATCATTCTACTTATCATAATAATAGATGGCTGCCAGTTGAATTCAAGGCATTTTTGGAAGACCTTAAGCAAAAAAATGCCTACTATTACACTATCTATACACTAGGCGAGTGGGGCAACAAGATATCAGGATCAAGATTCTATAGGTCCTTTGATAGAGGGTTAAATACTACGAAAGAAAGTTATAGCCCGCATTTTCCGCTTCACATATCTTTTGACTTTAACGTACGTCCATACATGAGCTTGTCTATATGGCAGGTCTATGGAAAAAAAGCTATACAAGTAGATGAGATATGCGGGAAAGATCCTATAAATAACACTATTGGCATATGTAATGAGTTTATAAAAAGATACATGAATCACAGTGCTGGGCTATTTGTGTATGGAGACCCAGCTGGATTTCATGACGACACTCGTATGAGTGAGAAAGGGCACAATGATTTCTATCTTATAACGTCTACTTTATCAAAGTATAATCCTAGAGTGCGAGTGCCTAAATCAGCGCCGAGCGTTGTGTCTAGAGGTAATTTTATAAACCAAATTTTATCATCGAAAGAACAAGGATGTGAGATATGTATCAATGAGAAGTGTGCTTATACGATAATGGATTTAGTATACTTGAAAGAAAATACGGACGGCACCAAGCTCAAAGAAAAGACAACAGATGAAAGCGGCTACAGCTCTGAGAAGTACGGCCATTTCAGCGATGGGTTAGATTACTTCATAACGGAAGTATTTTTGAAAGAATATAATGCCTACCTTAGTGGAGGCATTTCAGGAAGCTATGTAGTTGGTAATGACAGAGAATATAACTTTGAAAGATAATGGCATACCTACAAAAAACAGACTATACTTTGATTATCTCACTAGATAACCTAGACGAGATCTTGACACAAGCGGAATTTAGTTCTGGCTTGACTACTCCAAAGATTTTAGAGAATGCCCAGCTATGGGCTCAGGCTAAAGTCACTCAAATACTTGCCCCAAAGTATCAGATCGCTACTGAGTTGGCTAAAGACTTTACCGACACAACTAGGCTATATCTTGTGATCAACTGGGTAATAGAGCTTGCCGTATGGAAGCTTCACATGACAGTAAACCCAAGAGATATCCCTGAGACTAGACAGATAGCTTATGACATGGCCATCTCAGAGATGCAGATGAGTTTAAAAGGCGAGTCGCCTATTTACGGCTTATCTACGGTGTCAACATCTGTTGCGTCGGCATTTGTGTCTAGTGGTGTAAAGTTTGTCTCAAACGAGTTTAAAGACGCTGGCCAGTATGACAACCTACCTAACGGCTTAATTCCAGGATCTAACATTTTTATTTATTGAAAATGGGAAAGTTTAAAACCCCCGTTCAAATTAACCCAAGCATTCAAAAAAAGAATAGCCCATACGACTACATTGTGGCAATGCAAAAGTTTAGGACAAGGCAAGACCTTGCCTCCCTTAGACTTGCTATTGAAAGCGCTAACAATATCACAAATTACGATAGATACCTTCTTCACCAGATTTACAGAGAAGTAATTAAAGACCCAGTAGTCTCATCGCAGTGGGAAAGTAGAAAGATGAAGACAAAGCAAAAGGCTTTTACTTTTGTAGATAAAGACGGCGTTGAAAATGTAGAAGTTACCTCTTTTTTTTCTAAAGGCTGGTTTACTCAGTTTCAAGACTTTGCCTTAGACACTGAAATGTGGGGGCATACCCTAATTGAATTTGGAAATTTATCTAACGGCCTATTTCAGCCGTATGAAGTAAACAACGGAAATTATAAACGCATTTATGACGGAGTTACGGTAGTAGATCGCGACTATGTAAAGCCAGAGTTTGGCATTATATCTTCTACACATGGCCAGATATCTGGGGTGTCATTTAATGATCCAGAATTTTCTGATTATCTTTTTCCGATTGGCAACGCCCATAACTTTGGCCTACTTTTTAAGATTGCCGACATTTATCTCATGAAAACAAATGCCATTCACAACTGGTCTGAGTGGATTGAAGTTTTTGGAATGGATAAACGTGTAGGTTACACAAGGTCACAAGACCAAGACCGTGTAAACTTCATGAAAGCGATAAGAGACCTGGGTAATAATTCTTTTGGAGTTTTTAACGAGACTGATAAGATTGAATACATAGGATCGCAACGCTCAGATGCTTATGCCGTTTACAATGAGTTTATAAAAAATGCGGACAGCTCGATAGCAAAAGTAATCTGGGGTCAAGATGTAATAACCAATAACACTGGTCACGTTATAGGTGAGGTGGGAGAAACGATCTCTGACATGTATGGAGACATGGACTCTAAAAACATTTTGGAGCTTACAAATGACCGCTTGATACCATTTATTGAAAATATTGGGTTTGACTGCCGCGGTTGCAAAATGAAATGGAATAGCAATGAGACGTTAAATCAAAACGAGCTAGCGGAAAGAGATCTAAAGATTACTCAAATGGGCTTTAAACTTGATGCAGAATACATTGAGAAAGCCTACAACGTACGTTTAATCGAAGAGAATGAAGTTGACGCTGACAAAGAAATAAAGAGCACATATGGAGCCCAATGAGCTTCTAGAATTTAATATATTTTCGCAAGAAGAGATTGATTACTACCTTCTGGGAGTTTACAACAACATTATTACAACGCGTAATTTATCATCTTCTTACCATTCAAAGGTATCTAACAAGCTTATCGCTGGGCTAGAGGCGGGTTTTGGTCAGGCGGCTTTTACTTCAGAAGCTTACTACAAACTCAAAGATTTAAGATCAAACATCTATGCTTTCAGCGCCGCCAAACAATATCAGCAAGTGCGTGAAATGTCAGAGTTTATAAACGAAAACGGCGTGAAAGCTGAATATAAACTATTCAAAGAAAAAGCTTCAAAAGTATTTAATGAATACAACAAAAATTATTTAAAGACGGAGTTTAACACTTCAATAGGCCAAGGACAAAGTGCTAGAGACTGGATAGAGGCGTACCAAAAAAAAGACATTTACCCTATAGTAAAGTATCAAACACAAAGAGATCAAAAAGTTAGAGACTTGCATAAGGCTTTAGATGGCATTGCCCTTCCGATAGATCATCCTTTTTGGAATGATCACGCTCCCAAAAATGGTTGGAATTGCAGATGCTTTTTAACGTCTCACACAAATGCAGAAAAAATATCAAATTTAAATAAACTTAACTTGACAGACCTGGAAGATAAGTCAAAGTTTCCAGATTTATTCAAAATGAACGCTGGCAAAGATGGCATTATCTTCGACCCCAAGCGGCATCCTTACTTTAGAGTGAAAAAAGGCGATAAAAACTGGCGTGATGAAAACTTTGGTCTTGTAAAAGTAAATTAAAAATGAGCAAATTTAAATTTGGACAAACGGCTAATAAGTTTAGGTCTCAGAAGTCAAGGCTATTGGAGGTAATGGCCAACAACGCTATTAACTTTTTTAAAATCGAGGTTTTTGATAAGCAAGGATTTATTGATTCAACATTAGAGCCGTGGAAGCCGCTTCAAATAAAGCAAAGTAGAAAGACCTTGGTAAAGACCGGACGTCTAAGGCAAAGTATAACCGTCTTGAAAAGAAGTGAGAATAATGTCATAGTTGGAACGGAAGTGCCTTACGCCGTTTATCATAATGAAGGCACTAAGGAACTTCCAAAGCGCCAGTTTATAGGCAAATCCGAAAAACTGAGAAATATAAACAAAAAAGAAGTAGATTTGTATGTAACCAAATTCTTTTGAAAGCTTTATTTACATATCTCAAAGAAAGAATAAACGTTAGCGTGCCCGCTATCAAGACCGTGCGTCTTTTCAATAACCAGATGCTTCACGGGAATGAAATAGACAAAAAAGATGAAAAGTTTTTTCCAACACCAGCCTGTTTTATTGAGTTTATAGAAAATGAGGTGTACAATAGATGCTTTGGAATTAAAGATGTTGATTTAACTATCAGATTTAGATTTAGCCGTGTATCATATAAGTTTGAAAGGCTTGAAACGTTAGACTTTGTTGACAACTTTGATTCTTTTGTACAACTACTTGCGCCAAGCAAAGCCAGCGGACTTGTCTTCTCCACCCTCCAAGAGATATCTACAGAATGGGATGAAGATCATAACAACGTTGAAAATCCTTTTAAAGACTATCGAACATTGTATAGACGTACGTCAGGATATAAGCTAGTTGGTGGTGTCATTACGACTGCTCCAATAAACACTATTGTTACAGGAACGTTACAACCTCCATCTATGACACCGTTATCATAAATATATGGCAAGGACATTTGAGCTTATAAAGCAAGAAATGAAGATAGACATAAGGGCTAACTATCCGAGTATGAACGGCTATCTTTTTGCTGAAGACCCTGGAGGATCTACCGTTTCAATATTTAACACTTTAATTTCTGTTTTTGCTTTATGCATTTATACTTTTGAAATTTTAGTAGACGTTCTTCAAGCTCAGATACAAGCTATATCTGATCAAGCACATCCTGGTAACGCTCAATGGATTCAAAGGCAAATTTTAAATTTTCAATTTACAGACACGCTGATTTTGGTAAATGGATATCCAGCCTATGCCACAATAGACAAATCAAAACAAATAGTTACGCAATGCGCTGTAGTCCAAGGCGCAAATGGGTTTTTAAACATAAAGGTAGCAAAGGGCATAAGTCCTGCATTGTCAGCATTGTCGGCAACGGAGCTTGTAGCTTTAAAAGACTATTACTTCGGGACATCAACGTCTCAAGGAATAGGCTTTGCAGGCGTAAACGCTACGTTTACAACGCTCCCAGCTGACAGGCTATACATTGCAGGCACCATTTACTTTTATGGTCAATTTGTGGAGGCTACTGTGAAATCTGAAACAATTGCAGCCATAGAAAAGTTTTTATCTACGTTCATAAACACGGCATTTAACGGCACTATCTTCATTATAAAGCTAACAGACGCGATTCAAGCGGTTCCAGGGGTGTCACGCGTTTCTTATACGTCTATAAAGGCTAGGAATGCAGCGACAACTTTCGCTAGCGCCATTAACGTTGACATTCAAGGGAGCTACACTGCTGATGCTGGTTACATTATATCCGAAGACACGTCAAGCAATACTTTGTCAGACACTTTAACATTTGTCCAAGAATCATAATGGCATTATTTACCACCAACTTTAAGATTCAAGCAATACAGATCCTTCAGCCTGTGCTAAGAGGCGTGCAAGAAATTGCCGATTTTTTGAAGTCGGTAGCTAATCAAATAAACGCGTATGCAGGCGTTAAGATGCTCAATTTTGAAAATAAAATATTGCTAGAGGCAAAGTATAATGGTCAGATAATAGTCCTTAGAAACGCTTTAAACGAATATTTTTTGTCTTCTGGTATTTACGTTATAACCAATCAATTTCAAAAAAACTATCTATTTGTTTACAACAAAGTAGAAAATCAGCCTAAAACATTTTTTAATAAACTTGAAAATAAACCAAGTTACGGGTTCAACAAGGCTGAAATTGTTTTACCGATTTTTGACTATACTATCTACATACCTTTAGCTATATACACCCCTGAGCTTAACAGGCGGGTGATTGCTATCACTAAATTGTTTTCGATCGCAGGAAAGACTTTTAACACTCAAACATATTGATATGAAAAAAATAGTTTCACCATTAGCCGCTGGTGGCGCCCCTTGGACTAATGAACTTCTTTTAAACACTCAAAACGAGATCTATAGAGTATATGAAGGTATGTTTAAAAGCATTGTCCCAGTGGCTGCCACTGGAAACGTTGGAATAATTGTTTCAGGTTGTGAAGTTACTGGTTCAGGGCCTTATAATTGCTCAGACGGCTATGTCTTTTTAAATGGTAATCTTTTGGCTTTTCCAGGATTTTCTAATAAGACATTACCTCAATATATAATTCAAAATAACTCTGTTCTTGTAACTGATACGTGGGCCAATGGTTCTGTGAACCCAATAACATTAGATTTACAAGCAGATTCTCAAAGTTTTTTACCAGGATCAGGGCAATATATAGCTATAACAACGGCCGGTAACATTGGAAAACCAGGAGGAAGGCGTTACGAAAATTTAAAAGAAGATAGGCCTTTTTGTGTTTGTCATTCTGAATGGAGTAATGGCGCAGGTTTCATATTCCAAAAAGGTCAAATAACTATTACAATTTCATCAGGTGGAGCAAACTCTGGTAATTATTACAACGAAATAATTGTAACTCATAACATTAATACAATTTACGGCTCTTTGGCTAAATATACAGTCAACGCAAGAAGCTCAGGACTAAATGCAGTTGTAAGCCAAAAAAATTTAAATGATTTTAGCGTTGCTATTTATTCTCCACCACCAATAAGCGGGTCTCTGCCAGCTATTTACTTGTATGAAATACAAATTTTTGTATCTTATTAAAAATTAAATAACTCATGTAAAAGGAAGTTGTTTATGTTGTAATCCGTTGCAACTGGCCTCATTATAGAATAGTTATTAGTATGAGAACGGTGTAAAACACAATGCCCCAACTCGTGAAAAATAACATATTGAATTTTCTCAAAATAAACGCTATCACCTGAAGAGAAAAAATTATTGTAATTGTGTTCAAAAAATTTTTTCCCAATGTAAATGTGATTTATTCCGCCATAGGCGCATAAGCCCGGAGTTGTATCTGGAAGATCTTGTACGCTTACCAACAAGTCTTCTTTTCTAAGATATCTTCCATGCTTCTCTGCCTCTTCGTAAAACCGATCAACATGAACCATTAGACGCGGGTCAATCTCAAAGTGAGGCTGGTCGGTAAAAGTCAAACAGCTTGACATCGCAAGACACAAATAAATGTATTTCATAAATTATTTTGAAGCTAAAGATATAAGCAAATGATACTTTGAATGGGGGTTTTTTTGTATTTCTTTTGGACTACTAAGAAGTAAACGATTCTTTCGTTCTATTTCATTGAGCATTGCGTAAAGATCAAATAGTAAAATGGACTTGTTTTTTTGAGTCTCCCACTGGGTTATAAAATCATTAAGTTTTAATTGTTTCATATTGTTTATATTTTCAATCAAATATACGCAATACAAAAATTAATTTTGATTGTTTTGCAAAAAATATTTTTGTTTACTATGAAATCATAACAAAATTATTCTTATTTACATAGATAAAAAGAAAATTAAATGGTAGAGGCAAAAGAGCTAAGTGTTGTTGATCAACTTATAGGCAATAAGGCCTACATGTTGCTTAATGCACCTATGGGATATGATGCTGCTTCTACTGAGCCTTACATTAATGGCGGCACGTTTGCCCAGCGTATGTATGAGCTTAAATCACAAGGGTACCAGATCACTGTTAAGATAAATAGCCCAGGCGGTCAAGTAACTGATGGTTTTTCAATAATAGATGCAATTAAGACAACAGGGGCGGACACTCACATTATAGGTTTAGCGGCATCAATGGCTGGAATTTGTGCGTTAATGGGCGCCAAAAGAAAAGCAGATGATGGTACTTGTTTGATGGCTCATCCAGCTCAAGGTGGCAACTCTTCTTTTAAAGACATTGTTAGAAACACTCTTTCTGGCATTATGGAAAAAAGAACACGTATGCCTGTCGATAAGATAAATGAGATGATGAACAGCTCAGGCATGCATTGGTTTAACTCAAATGAAATGTTAGAACACGGCATGATAGACGAGATTGTGCCAACTGAGCAAAAGTTTATTAAACCTCTTACAACAAATGCCTTTGATCTTTACAAAGTGTATAACAACTTAAACAACGAAAACAATATGGATTTTAAAGAGATAATGAAAGGCTTGTTCCCAGGCAAGTCAGACGCAGAGATGGTAACAAATACCATTTCACTAAACACTGAAAACTCAGTCTTAAAAGCTGAAGTAGAAAAGTTAAAAGCAAAGTTAGCTGAAGCAGAGGTTATCATTGAACAAAGTACTAAATCCGTCAAAGAGGTAATAGTAAAGAATTTGATTGAATCAGCTATTGACGCAGGAAAAATTAAAGAAGACCGCAAGAGTTTTTGGACTGCCGCGGCTCTTTCTGACTTAGAAGGGGTTAAGGCGGAGCTGGAAATTATGCAAGTTAAGGCTGCAACAAAAACAAAATCGGCAATGTCAGTAATAGGAACCGCGTCGCCAGCAAAAGATGAAACTGAAACTTATGCTTATCTAACAAAAAATAACCCAGCAAAACTTCAGCAAATGTTGGTTACTGACCCTGAGCATTTTGAAAAATTATTAGACGAATATAATCCAAAAGAAAATAAATAACTATGGCAAACTTACCAGGACTTACTCAAATAAAATGGCCTCTAGGAAATGTTGATAGCCAACAAATTACTCAAGCTCAGTATACTGCTGGATTCATAGGCGCAAATGCGTCAGGCTCAAACGGTCAAGGAACAGCGGTACCAGCTCAACTTTGGATTCAAAACAATAAAACGCTTATTGAAATTTCAGCTTTAACAGCTGCATTCAGTATCAACTTGGCAATTGATCCAAAGCTACAAGATGGGTCGGAGCTAACTATAAGACTGATTCAAGGACCCGGGCCTTTTGCTGTAACTCCAGGAACTGGCTTTGAAGCTGCTACGCCTGTATCTCCAGTAGTGGCATCTAAAACAGATTGTATCAATGCTGTTTTGAGAAATGGAGTATTTGTGTTTGTTGGCGGCTGGTCAAACGTTAGATAATTTTAAACATAAAATAAAAATATTATGGCATTAGGAGCAGAATTAGCAAAAAGAGTTTTTTTAAAAGACATTCAACCTCAATTGTTTGCGTCTTCGTCTTTTATGTCTCGAGCAATTCAAGACGACCAATATGTAAATGTTAACACCGTTGAGCTTCCACACTCTGGAACAATTCCAAACGTCTCGGTAAACAGAGCATCTTTGCCTGCGACTATTGCGCAAAGATCAGACGCGGCTACTAATTACCTAATCGAAGAGCTTACATCTGACCCAACCGTATTACAGCTATCGGAAGAACTAATCGTCAACTTCGACAAGCGTTCATCTGTTTTAGATCAACACATGAAAGCTTTAAAGTTAAAGGCTGCAAATAGGCTTATACAGAAGTGGCTTGCTGGTTGTGACACTGGTCATATCTTGACAACAACAGGGACGGCAAGGCCTACATACTCTCCAGCTGGAGCTTTAACTGGCACAAGAAAAGCGTTAACAGTTTCAGACTTTACTCGAGTTCGTCAATTGTTTATGACTGATGACGTTCTTACGGACAACACGGAACTTCAAGGCGTTGCTGTAATACCAGCGTCTATGTATACTGACTTATTGCAATTGCCTCAATTTACTCAGTACTTTCAATACGGCGTTAACACAGCTCCATTAATTGGTGGCGTTGTAGGGCGTGCGTTTGGATTTGACATTTATGTAAGATCACAAGTAGCTTATACTTCAAACACAAACGTTTTAAAGCAAGAATCAAGTTTAGGAGCTAATATTGTACTTGCGGCTAACGATCAGCCAGCGGCTTTGTTTTATCACCCTGATTATGTTAGAAAAGCGATGGGTGAATTTAAAGTATTTATTCAAGAAGATGCTCCTTCTTTTTACGGCTCTGTATTTTCTGTTCTAGTAAGATTTGGAGGTTTGCAAGCGCGTAACGATAGCAAGGGTGTTGTAATGCTAATTGAATCAAACTAATGGCTAAAGATTTAAAAGTGGAAGATCAAAAATTGGAAGTTCCAAAAGATTTTTCGCTTACAAAAATTTTATCGCAAGCAGATGCTGAGTCCTATGCAAAACATTCTGGTTTTAAGAGCTGCATGGTTACTGAAGATAAATGCATTTATCTATTAGATGCCGCTGAACATGCTCTTAACCATGCTATTGATAACAAGTTGAAAGTATACACAGTTAAATAAATTTTATGCCTTTATCAGAAGTAAAATTTAACGTAGGAACATCTGGAATAGGAAGAAGGGCTGTCAATACAGATAAAATATCTGGTTTACTTTTTTTCAACAATTCTTATCCATCTGGATTTACAGCTGCGAATCCAGTTAAAAAAGTTTTTGCTTTGTCAGATGCTATAGCTTTAGGAATAACTAAAGGATCAGCTTTATTTTCTGTAGAATATTATCACATATCTGAGTTTTTTAGAGCTAACTCTGATGGGGAAATATGGATAGGAATTTATCCAGTTGACAATACTTATCAATCGTTACCGGATATGCTGCTAAAGGCAAGCGGAGAAATAAGACAGATAGGAATTTATAACCCAACTAGACTTTTCACAAATCTTTCATCAGACATTAGTTTAATTCAAGCATTAATAGATTTTAGTGACGCTTTAGGGTTTAACTGCGTTGCTTTTTTAGCAATAGACTACTCATCGCTTGCTCCTGTAATTGGCTGGAATACTTTGACTGATTTAAGGACGCTAACTTCAAGAAAAGTAAACGCTATTATATCACAAGACGGTAATGGTGAAGGAAAAGATCTTTATTTATCAAAAGGTTATTCTATTACAACATTAGGTCACATGCTAGGCTTTGTTTCAAAGGGAAGTGTTAGTCAATCAATCGGAAATCCAGCAAATTTTAACGCATCAAATGGTTTAGAGCTTGAAGTTCCAGCGCTTGCTAATGGCGATCTTGTTACTTCAATTCCAAACGCATCCTTAGGTGCTTTGAAAGATAAGGCTTATACTATTTTGAGAAAGTATGTTCCTCAAATCTCAGGAAGCTATTACGAGCGTCAAGGAACGTCTGTACCTTTTACAAACTCTTTAGCTTATGTTGAATTTAATAGAGCAATGGATAAGGCTATACGTCTTACAAGGTCAAGCCTTACCCCACAACTAAATGGCCAGCTATTTATAAATGGAAATGGAACTTTGAGGGCTGACACCGTTGGATATTTTCTTGACTTGGCTCAAACAGGTTTAGATCAAATGGTTGCAAATAATGAAATAAGCGCAGGTTTGGCAAAAATAGATCCTACTCAAAACGTTTTAGCAACTAATACATTGAACGTATCAATTCAAATAGTTCCAGTTGGAATAGCTGAACAAATAGTTTTTAACATTGGTCTTGTGGTCGCTATAAGCTAATAAAAAAATGGCAATAATAGGAATACCTTTAATCAATGGAGTGGAATATACTCACGCAGATATTGTAGTGAATGTGTTAGGCATTCCAGTGATAGGCGTTACAGCTATCACATATTCAGACATGCAGGATATAACCGGAAATCACGCAACAGGTCAACATTACAGTTCTGTTGGTTTTGGAGTATTTAACCCAACAGCATCTATTACAATGACAATGAAAGAGGTGCAGCGACTAGCAAACGCAGCGCCTAATGGTCGAATTCAAAACATTCCGTTTTTTGATATAGGCGTTATCTTTGCAACTGAAGCTGGAGACCTTGTCAGGCATCGATTGATAAAATGTAAGTTTAAAGGTAGGTCTATAAGCTCATCAACAAATAATACACAAATAGAAGAGTCATTAGAGTTATTTGTCGCAGACATAAATTATAACGCTAAATAAAAATGAAAGAAGAAATTCCAAAAGAGGCTGCTTACACAATGTTGATATCTTTAAGCAAAGATAAAAAAGCAACATTTCATTTGAAGGAGTTAAGCGAAGACATATATCTAGCTTGCAGAGCGCTAATGGACAAAGGTAAAGACTTTGATAGTGTTCGAATGATGCTAAAAGATCTTTGGGTTGGTGGAGACCCTATAAATGTTTTAGATGGCAATTTTAGAGCCGTTCAATGTGCTAGAAAAATGGTAGCTGAATTTCTTGAACCTCTTGAAGGTGAGTTAAAAAAAAATTAAACGAGTATGAGATTCCCGTTGAAAAAAAAGACGGGGACATTCTTATTGACGGCTTCTTTGACAAAAACGGATTAAGGCAAATAAAAGCTTTAATCCGTTTTTATTTTCACGAAGACGTAGGCAATGACGCGGAAAAGCTTTGCGATCTATGGGGCCAGCTTAAGTTTGCTTTGCAATTTCATGGCAAGTTAAAAATCAGCGAAAGGATAAAAGGATAATGGCATCGACTCAGCAATACGAGATAAAGTTAAAAGATAACTTTTCAAGTACCCTAAAAGGTATGGAAAGAAATACTGACGCTTTTGAATCAAAAATTAGCGGCCTTAACTCAACACTAGGAAGTCTAGGCGTAGGGTTGTCTTTTGCTGCGTTAACAGCTGGAGCAAAAAAGTTGTCTGATCTTGGAGCTGCCGCTGAGCAAACAAAGATAAGCTTTGAAGTTTTCACAAAAGACAAGAAAGGCACTTTGCTTTCTGAGTTAAAAGAGTATGCCAATATAACCCCTTACGTTTCATCAACTATTCTTGACGCTGGGAAAACTTTATTAAGTTTCGGCTTATCTCAACAACAAGTTTTGCCAACCATGAAAATGTTAGGCGATGTTGCTGGGGGCGATGCTGAAAAAATGAAAAGTTTATCCGTCATCTACGGTCAGATAAGCGCTTCTGGAAAGTTGATGGGCCAAGACTTGTTGCAACTTATAAATGTTGGTTTTAATCCATTGCAAGTAATGTCTGAAAAGTCTGGCGTTAGCATGGCCACACTTAAAAAAAGGATGGAAGAAGGCACGATAAGCGCAAATGATGTTGCTAAAGCTTTTCAAGTAGCAACATCAGAAGGAGGACTTTTCTTTGACATGACCAATAAACAAAGCGAGACGTT